GTAAAAGATCCTACCAATCCTCAGAATGAGGGTGGAGTATTCCTCTACAAGTTTGGTAAGAAGATCTTTGATAAAGTAATGGAAGCAATGCAACCAGAGTTTGAGGATGAAACTCCAATCAATCCTTTTGACTTCTGGCAAGGTGCAAACTTCAAGTTGAAGATTGTCAAAAAGGATGGTTACTGGAACTATGATAAGTCAGAGTTTGATAAAGTAGCACCATTACTTGAAGATGATGATGCACTAGAAGCACTATGGAAGAAAGAGTATTCTCTTGCTGCTGTAACTGCTCCTGATCAGTTTAAATCTTATGAAGATCTTCAGAAGCGTCTTAAGTATGTTTTAGGACAGAAACCACCTGCACGTCGTGTAGATGAGGAAGTTTCTGATGAGGATAATAGTCGTGGTTCTTATACTCCTGACTTTAATGCTCGTAAAGCAGAACCAGTCGCTGCTGTAGCATCTGCTAGTTCAGATGAGGATGATGCTCTAAGTTATTTTCAGAAACTTGCTGAAGAGTAACTAAGAATAAAGTCTAATATTTTCTGCTTCTTTAAGGGTTTCACTCACATATTGAGTGGAACCTTTTTTGTATGTCATCAATTCTTCCATATCATCCATCACAATACCTAGATAACGTGCTTTTAATAAAAATATATTTCTTTTTGCATCTTCTATTTTTTCTTCATATTGATAGTTAGTAATAGGAGTTACTGTGTTGGCATTAGTAATATCTTGTTGTTCTTGCAACCACCAGTCAAAATAAGAAAATGTGAAGTCTGATTTGACTTGCATTTCTTTTTCTAACATTACTACACCTTTACTATTTTTTATTTCTTGTGTTTCATAGTGATGAATACTTTCTAATTCTGCATAAGTACCATATTTGTCCAAAAGAAATCTATCAAAGTCTCTTTGCATCATAGGCCATTCTGTTTGAATGTTTACAATATTATTAGATATTAAAACTAACCAATCTAAAGTAGGGTCACTGTAAAAATCATTAGCAACATTATCAGGTCTATCATCACCTTTAATTTGATATTTTTCAAAAGTTGTCATATCTTGGAAAATATCTTCCCTTAATTTTCCTCTTTTGAATAGATTTTTTACAGTAATAAAATCCGATATCTTAGCATCTGGAAGACGACTAACATAATCAAAATCTGGAACTTGTGAAAAATAACTTGACATCTTAGAAACCTATTGAATTTTCAGGTAATTTACTATAATCATCATTGAATATTGGTTCAAGTTCAGTGAATGACATTGTTATTTGGTATTGTGTCATAACACCATCACCGAATGTTGAGTAATTTCCTGTCGGTGTATACTGTACTCCAAATCCTTGTAAAGCACATTCTTTAAATTTATTCAAGAATGCATGGTCACTTTCTCCACCACCTCCTCTATACTTATATTCAAGTTGGAAAGTATGAGGAGATTTAAGGAATAAATTTGATTTACTTCTAATAGGTGCCATTCCTTGTTTGAAGAAGCGGATTAATTTAATTACTTGTTCACTTTCTTTTTTATTTCTTGGAGATAGATTAAAACTAAAACTAAAAGGACGTAATTGAGGTCCACCAAAGAGTAATTCCATATTTGGATTCAACACTGCACCACTAGTCCTTGTCAATAAATTCTGGTTACCTGATGCCATTCCAGCAAGAGTTCTAGCAAGACCTTGACCTGATTCACCTGAATTTTTTGCTACTTTTTTAGCACTATCTACTAAACTATCAACTGCCCTACCAGGACCTTCTAGAATACCGTCTAGTGCTGCTTGTGCCAGTGCTGCTTGCATAGCATTCATAGAATCACTACCCCAAGATACTGCTTGGTTATCTGCGATACCTGATGGAATTGGTAAAATAACAGTTCCTATTATATCTCCTTTTTCTCTTTCTCCAAAACCAAATTTCTCTTGATCAAAGTCTTTTGGTCTATATTTCATCATATTGAATTTAATTATATCTTGTCTAGTTGTTCTAATAGCCTCAGGGAATACGTAAGTTCCAAAACCAGATGTTTTTGTACCATCTGCATTTGTTTTTGTATTGCTTGATTGTAATGCGGTGGATGCTGCTTGAAGGTCTTCTCTTGCTTTAGCAGTTGCTGCATTTGATCCTGTCAATTCTTTTACTTCTGCAGTTGTAAGATCTGTCTCTGCAGTAACCATATCGATTGCTTTTTTCTTTATACTTCCATCTGCGATTCCGTTTTCAGCAAATATTTTATCATTCTCAGTTACTTTATTCCACCAATCTGCATTATAATCCACTGACCCTTCTTTGTATATGGTTCCTACAAGTCCATCTGTGCTTAATTCGTCATTATATAATTCTATTTCACCAGTTTTTTCATTAACTAGGTTGAAATATGTTTCATTAGTTTTTGGATCAGGGAATTTATACTTAGTATCGTCCGATCCGTAATATCCCGACTTTGTAGCCATTTAAACAATAACTTTTTTATTATTTAGCGAGGATTAAGTATGTATTTACCATAAGGTATGGCAAGTAGGTCATCAAGTTCATTATATTGAACCACATAGAGTTGTCCTGCTAATTCATCCCATGTATAGTTTCTATATTTTTGCCAATGAAAGTTAAGTCCTCTGAATCCCCATTGGAATAAACCTACACATGCAATAAGAGGGTGTTGATCATAACTTTCACCAGGAGTCTTGGCATTATATACAAAGGTATAGAATTTTCCTACTTCGGGAATAGGTTCTACAGTATCGTTAAGAGCTTCCATAATTTCTAACATCATTTCTTCAGGATCATTAGTTTTATTATTCAAGTCACTTAAATATTGTCTAACACGATTATCCTCTCCACCATCAAACCCAAAATTTTCTTCTGCTTCTCTAGCAGCATCTCTTTCTCTTCTTTCTTTAAGGGTTTTTCTTGGCATTATCTAATACCTAGTTCTTTTTCGGTTATAATTTTAAATTCAATTTTTCTATCTTTACACCATTCATTTGCAGCAGACCATTTTGCTTGGTTAGTTGCATATGTTTTGCATTCATAAATGTATGATTTAGTCACTCTTTTTCGTGGTTTGGGTTGTCTTGTTTGTTTATCTGGTTTAACTTCAACTACATATGTTTTAATTTGACCTGTAGTTTCTTTTACTTTAATAATAAAGTCTGGAAAGTAACGACGAGTCTTACCATCAGGAGCACGATAGGGAATCCAAAATTCTTCACTTCCCCACTGTATAATATTTTCATTTAGATCGCAGTAATTACAAAATCGTCTTTCCCAACTACTTCTACAAATAATATTTTTAATATCACCTTTATATTTTTTGGGTTTGGTTGGTTTAAACCTACTTTTAATACTTTCTGCCATTATCCCGTATACATAATATATAAGGTCAAAAAGTATTTATAAATGGCTGGCACTAAACCTACTAAGAGAACCGTATCAGATATTAAGTCTAATCTTCTGAGACCTGCTACTACTTCTCATTTTGAAGTGGAGATTCCTCTACCTTCAGGTTTGACAAATAATTTAGGAATACAGAAAGATAAGTTGCAATTGATGTGCGATTCTGCTTCTCTTCCTGGATCTAATCTTGCGACATTAGATATTAATAATGATTATGCAGGTGTTACTGAAAAACACGTACATAGGAGAGTATTTGATGATCGGATTGATTTAAGTTTTTATGTGGATGCAGGAAACTATCTTCCTATAAGATTTTTTGAGAGTTGGATGGAATATATTACTAATGGTAGAAATATTACTCCAAGAGATAATGTAACTCAGTTAATGCAGTCTAATTATTTTTATAGGATGAGTTATCCTGATGATTATATTGCTGGTCAAGGATTGATTGTTAGAAAATTTGAAAAAGATTATAATGGTATGCTAGAATATGAATTTGTAAGGAGTTTTCCTCTTGCTATATCTTCTATGCCTGTTTCTTATGATGGATCTGCACTTTTAAAGTGTAATGTATCATTCAGTTATATTAGATATGTGATACATCCTGCCACTCCTTCAGGTAATTTGGGATCAAATAATCCATTCCAACAATCTGAGTATAACAATGGTGGACTTAGTGGACTCTTAGGAAATGTGGCAGATGCTGCTGTAACCACTATTACTGGTAACAGATTCTTAGGAGATCTTGCTGGAGCAGCAACGAGGATTTTTACTTAAAATCTTCTCTAAATAAACATACTGAAATAATCTATAGGATATTATGCCTTTACCAAAGATTGCGACACCGACATATGAGTTGGAACTTCCCTCAACTGAACAAACAATTAAATATAGACCTTTCTTAGTTAAGGAAGAGAAATTACTTGTTATTGCACTGGAGAGTGAAGATAATAAACAGATCACTAATGCTATTAAAGCTGTTATTAAAGGATGTATCCTTACAAAAGGAATCAAAGTAGAAACACTTCCTACATTTGATATTGAATTTTTATTCCTTAATATTAGAGGTAAATCTGTTGGAGAAGAAATTGAAGTGAATGTTTATTGTCCAGATGATGGTGAAACTCAAGTTCCTGTGACAATTAACTTAGATGACATTCAAATTCAAAAGAATGAAGATCATACTAATAAAATCAAGATCGATGCTAATGTGATGATGGAGATGAAATATCCTTCTCTTGATCAATTTATTAAAAATAATTTTGATTTTAATGAAAAGAATGCAATGGATCAATCTTTTGAATTGATTGCTTCTTGCATAGGTAAGATCTATACAGAAGAGGAAGTATGGTCAACTGCAGACTGTACTAAGAAAGAAGTGAAGGAGTTTCTTGAGTCTATGAATTCTACACAATTCAAAGATATAGAGAAGTTTTTTGAAACTATGCCTAAACTATCTCATACAATTAAGGTTAAGAATCCAGCAACAGATGTTGAAAGTGACGTTGTACTTGAGGGTTTAGCGTCTTTTTTCGGGTAGGCATGATTCATATGAACCTAGAGTCTTACTTTAGGTTGAATTTTTCTTTGATGCAGTATCATAAATACAGCTTAACAGAGATTGAAAATCTTATTCCTTGGGAACGAGATATCTATGTTGGTCTCCTTCAAGCACACCTTGAAGAGGAAGAGTTAAAGCAAAAGCAACAAAGAGCGAATGCCAGCTACTAAGTTTGAAAAAGGAAAAGTTAAGGAGAAGATAGATCCAAAGGTTTTATCTGCTCTTAGTAATGCCTTTGGATATAAAGTAGATGACGTTGATGATTTGGATTATGAAGAATATCATAATGAGTTAAGAGAAGCAATACAAATAGGAAAAGAATCACTGTCTTCAGCAGAGATGGGTCTTCTTGTCATGGAGAGGAAGAGAATTAGATCAGAGAAGTCTGTATATAAAGAAGACTTTAAAGAGAAAAAGACAACGATGACTGCTGCTGATATAAAGAAAGGCAGTGCGATGCAACTCGCAGAAAATAGTGCTCTTTCATTATATAAGGGTGGAGTTGGTCAATCTTCTGAAGAAACTGATGAGAATTTAGTAGATATTGAAGATAAACTTGATGATATATTAGAGAGTTTAAAGGAAGAAGGAAAGTTAGGAAAAGATCAAGCAGCAGCAGCAAAAAAGAAGGCAGAGCAAGAAAAGAGAGCAAAGAAAGAAAAGAACTTAGAAAGGTGGACAGCATTAAAAAAGACTACCAGTAAAGTACTTAAACCATTTAGAAGTATATGGGATAAAATATTTGGATTTCTTAAAACAATTCTTTTAGGAAGTGCTTTATTTAATATTATAAAATGGATGGGTGATCCTCAGAATCAAGATAAACTTAATAATATTTTTAGATTTTTTAAGGATTGGTGGCCAACTTTATTAGCAGCATATCTGTTGTTTGGTAACGCCTTTGGTCGAATGGCAGTCAAGTTAGGTGTGATGGTTAGTAAGTTTGCCGTCAGACTGTTAACTAAACTTATACCTAAACTTTTATTAGGATTAGCAAAAATCAAAGCAGGATCATTATTGAAGGGAGGTCTTGTTACTGGTGCTGTAGTTGGAACGACTCTCCTTATGGGTAAGATGATAGGTAAGGATAAAGAAGGAGAGAATCTAGCAGAAGCACAGAATCAATCAAGAGAAGCAATAGTAGATGAAGGAAATATGGATGAGGGTGAGGCAGGTGTATTGAGTCAGTCAGTAGTATCGAGTGATATTGGTAGAATGACACAAGGAGATACTAATATTAGATCCGACACTAATATGCTCCAAACAGGGATGAATGATCCTTTAGGTGGTGGTTTAGGTGGTGATAGATTAGGACTTAATGAAGGTGGAGAAGTTCCTGGTCAAGGGGATACTGATACAGTTCCTGCTATGCTAACTCCTGGTGAGTTTGTGATGAGCAAGGGTGCAGTTGAGAAGTATGGTGCTGATACTATGGCAGGATTGAATGCAGCTGCTGGTGGAACTAATAAACCAACAATAGCAAGTAATACTTCAGGAATAACAGGCGGTCTTGGAGGAAGTGGTGGTGGTACAGACAATGCTATTAATGATGCTTTTTCTGATTACTTGAGTGGTGAAGATCAGTCTATTAGTCCTACTACTTCTTTAGTCCCTGCAGGTAGTAGTGGAATAGTTCCTACTGGAGGAGATCCTGAAAAAACTAGTAAACCTTCTATTCAAGGATTGCGGGGTGGTGGTTTAGTTCCTATTCAAGGATTGAATAGCGGTGGTTTAGTTCAAGGTTTCCAAGGTGGAGATCAGGTTAGAAAAATGGAAATGGCACCATCAACAGTAAAGGTTCCAAAAATTAATCCACCAGTTAAAAAGAGTCCTGTAGTTCTCACTCAAAAGATACAGAATATTTCTAAGAAGAATCAAGCATTAAGTAATACTGGTACTAAAATTCCAGAATTTGATGCAGAAAAATATATTTCAGTACAGAAAATAAAAACATTGGGGATAACAGTATAAGAATATGGCAGTAGATACCCAAAAGTTATTAGCATTAGCACCTGCAAAGAAGGGAGGAAATTTAGCGTCTGCTATTAAACCTAAAGAGTCTTCTAAGGAAACTGCTGGTGGGAAACTTGTAGTTATTAAGACTAAAATAGTTAAAGCATCTGATATATTAAAGGGAACTCTTGCTGCAGAAAAGAAAAATATTAATGATCAGAGAAAAATAGAAGAACAAAAGAAAAGAAAGAGTGAAGAAAAAGATCTAGAAACTCCAGAGAATAAAGATACGAAGGAATCAAAAAAACTTGGTATAAAATTACCAAAAATGAGTTGGTTAGATTCAGTTAAGAATTTTATTTTCACAACTCTTTTCGGTTTTGTTGCTGTTAGATTCTTAGAATTTTTACCCGCATTAATTAAACTTCTTAAACCATTAGCATCTATTGCTGGTTTTATAATGAAGATTGGGGAATTTGCACTTAAAGCCTTAATTGCGTTTGTTGATATAGGTTATAAAGCCTATGATGCAACTAGGGGATTTATAAAAAATCTATTTGGTGAAGAGGGAGCACAAACATTTGATAATATCAGTGGACATTTAAATAAACTTTTTAATCTTATTAGTGCTATTGCATTAGGTGTTCTTTCCATTGGTAATGAATCTAATAGACAAAAGCAAAATGAGATAAACAGAAGAACTAAAGGGAAACCAAAATTAAAAGAAAGATACGAACGTCGTCAAAATTATAAGAAGCAGAAATTAAAAAATAATAAACTTAAAACTAATAAACTTAAAACTAATAAACTTAAAACTAATAAACTTAAAACTAATAAATTAAAAACTAATAAACTTAGTAATAAGAGTAACTTAAAGAATAAACTTGCAAAATCTAATAAATTAAATACTAAACTTACTAAATTAAATTCTAAACTTACTAAAATTAATACTCAATTAAAGACTAGTCTAAGTAACTTAAAGACTAGTCTAGGTAACTTAAAAAGTAAGTTAAAAGATAACGTAAGTAAAGCAACTAATAACTTAAAGAATCAACTTACAAAAGCTAATAAATTAAATTCTAATCTTACTAAAGCAAATACTCAATTAAAGACTAATCTAAGTAAATTAAAGACTGGTGCAAGTAATTTAAAGACTGGTGCAAGTAACTTAAAGACTACAGGTGGTAAGATTGTCAAAAGATTGGGGATGAAGATGAATACTGGGATGGTCCAAAATATGAAAGGACTATCTAAAATGGCAAAGGGTGTGAGAATACCTATTGTAGGTCCATTAATATCTGCTTTGTTTTCATATCTTTCAGATGGTAAGTGGGATAAAGCATTATTTGTAGGAATAGGAACTGCATTAGGTGAAATGCTTGGCACAGCAATTCCTATTCCAGTTTTAGGTACCATATTAGGTGGGTTAGTTGGTTTTTATATTGGAGATTTATTATTTACCTTATTCAGAGGTGGAGGGGTTAAAGAAGTTATCAATAAGTTGAAAGAGGATTTGGTAAAAGCTTTTAATGTTGGTAAGACAGTTGCTAAATGGGGCAAAACTGGATTTGAAAGATTGGTAGAAGGTATTCCTACAATAAACGTGCCTTTCGTTGGAGAACAACCAAATTTAGCATGGTTATTAAATCCTGCTAATGTTGTTGCTAAAGCTAAATTACTTGCTAAAGCATTTTTATCAAGAGATCCGATGAAAGAGGAGAAGGATAAGAAGGTTAAGGAGAAGAAAAAAACTAATATTAAAAAAGATGAAGAAGGTTATTTGTCTATGTTGAGTTCAGGAGAAAAAGGTAAAATAGAACAAGCTTTATATGAACTGAGGATTAATTCTCTAAAAACTGGAGAATCACATAGTGATATGGTTGGAAATCCAAAATATGCTGGAGATGTTGATTTAATTATGAAGCATGGAATACAAAAGGTAGAGATTAATAATGGACGGGTGACTCTTCAGGGTAATGCTAGTAGTATTGTTCCGCTAGATGTTAATTCTGTGAAAGTAGATAATATTTCCACCAGTGCCTCTTATGAGGATGGATCAAATAATGAAGTTGTAGTTGAAGATGTCACAGGTTCAGGAGATGATGATAGTGAGGTAATCTCTACTGTTGTTTCTGGTGGTAGTGATGAAAGTGGTTCTCTTAGTGAGTCTTCTGCTTTACAGTATAAAAAAGCAGGTTAAATAGAAGTAGGAGGAAATAACTAATGGCAGGAGCAGTAACAGCAGACACAAGAAAGAAAACTCAACAGTCGCAGAAAGATGCTCAAAAGGCAACTGCTGCAGCTTCTATTGAGAAGGTAACCATTACTGCTAATGGTGGAAAATCAAATAAAAGAGGTAGAGATACTAGTAAGAGTGCTGATGTTGCAAGTGGTGTTATTAATTTAAAATATTATGAGAGTTTACTTCAAGATCACGTTGTAGTAGAACTTACTTTTGCCGATAGTGGTGGTGGGATGGATAATAAGAGTGTTGTAGATGGTTTACCTGTCGAGAATGAATGTAATGTTGATCTAAAAATTAAAGATACTCAAGGAGAGATTTTAGATTTTCGTACCAGTAAAAATAATTCCTTTAAGGTAGAGAAGGTTACTAATATTGGTGATGATGCAACTAAATCTGTTGTTAGTCTTCAATTAATTACTACTGAGGCAGTTAAGAATAATTATAGTGGAGTTGAAATAAGAAAAGATGGTAAAATATCTGAGCACGTAAAAAGAATTTTAACGGATAAAGAGTATCTTAATTCAAAGAAAAAACTTAATATAGATGAGACTGCTAATAATTTAAATTATTGTTTTGCAAAGAATAAACCATTTTTTGTAATAAATCGAATAGCAAAGGATGCTGTTCCTCAAGGTGCAGATGGGAGTTCTGGATCCAAACTTGGAAAGAGTGCAGGATTTCTTTTTTATGAAACTTATGAAGGATATTATTTCAGAGGTATTGATACTTTATTTGGACAAGAACATAAAATAAAAGTCATTTATAATAATACACCAGGAACTACAATTCCAGATAATTATGATGCAAAGGCACTTACATATCATAAAGAAGGAACTCCTAGTTTGACTAAGAAATTGCAAGCAGGTTTCCAAAATACTAAAATAACTCAATTCAATCCTCTTACGATGGAATATAAAGTTTCATCTTTTAATGCAGAGGACATGGAAGAATCATTGACTTTGGCAGGTAAAGAATTTCCAGCCTTGAATCAGGAATTTAATAATCAAGAGTTGAATAAAAATTATTCTCGTTCAACTTTTATAGTTGATATGCCAGGAGTTCTACCTACAGGAGATGGAACTGGTGATAAACAAGAGCAATTGGGAGATAAGTCTAAAGAACTTAATTTTGATTCTGCATCTATATTAAATCAATCGATTATGAGATATAACCAAATGTTCTTTCAAAAGGTTACTATCACTATACCAGGAGATTTTTCTTTACATGCTGGTGATGCTATACGTATTGATACAGTTGAACACAAGGAAACTGAGAATCAATCTTGTGGAGATGATGTTGATAAAAAGAATGGTGGTAAATATATCATTTCTACATTATGTCACTACTTGACTCCTGACAATACTTATACTAAATTAGTATTGATCAGAGACTCTGTAGGAAGAACTCCTTCTAAAGGTGGTGGAACAACAGATTTTCATGGATCTAAGGTTCCAAAAGGATCTGGAGGCAATATTATCTGATCATGATAAATACTAAAATAACGGACTAATTCTATGTCAGAAATCAAACACGATTTAGACCACGAAGTCTACCTTGACCCTAAAGATGGTAAAGAGCATACTAATCATGGTATGCACGAGTATACTAAAGAAGACTTAGAATCTTCTCATGCTTATTATGATGAATATCATAAAGGTGAAGAGGTAGATACTAATGATGCTAAAATTAATGATTGGCATACAAGGCACGAGGATAGTCATTTAGAAATCTATTGTGATAATCATCCTGATGCAGATGAATGTAAGGTATACGACGATTAAAAAATGGCAGAAGGAGTATTAACAAACCAAGGATTTTATGGAGCTGATGGACGACAATGGCCTTTTATAGGTCAGGTTGCCGATGATTCCACTTGGAGAGATAATACTCTTCCTGGAAAATTTAAAAGTGCTAAGACTATTCCTGGTTGGGGTCGAAGAGTAAAATTAAGGATCATGGGAGTTCATGATCAGGAACAAGAAACAATTCCTGATGATCAACTTCCGTGGGCAACTATTGAGTATCCTACTACAGCAGGATCGGGTGGAGCAAATGCATTCCAAACAGTAAACATTCGACAAGGGATGTTTGTTACTGGGTATTTCTTAGATGGAGCAGATCAAAATGTTCCTGTGATTACTGGAGTCATGGGTCAAAATGCTCAGACTGAAATGCAAAACACGACTGGTATGACTGGTGGTAAGGCATTCAAGTCGATGAGTGGGTTTGCAAAAACTAAAGAACCATATAAAGGACAAACAAAACCAAAAGTTCCTGATGAAGCTTTGGTAGTTGATGAGGAATCTGAAGATACTGCAACTCCACCACCAGGATCTCCACTTAATAAGTTTGGACTATCAGGTACACCCACTGCCAAACAACTTGCAATGATTGCAAGTGCCACAACAGATGCTGATGCATTAGGATTGGTAGGTGATAAATTAGATACTTTTGTTAAAAATACCGTTACTACAGGAGTCGATAATCTTAGAAAAACTGAAAAATTAGCAACAAGACCTCCTTTAAAGAATGCTACAAAGGAGAATCCTGATGCTGTTCATATGATGAGTGCTGGTGATATAAAGAGAAATAAGAAGATGTGTGAAAAGATTGTCACTATGAAACCAGATGACATAGTTCAATCATCATTGAAAGCAGTTCAAACTGTTACTGAAAATCTTAGTAAAGAAATAGAAGATATTCAGGATGCTATTAAAAGTTATACTGGTGCTGTGTCTTCAACTGGTAGTCCTGTACAAGATATGAAGGAGGTTATTGGTAAAGCAGCATGTCAAATAGCAAAATATATGAAGATAGTTTTTGATAAGATTATGAATTATGTGATGGATACTTTAAATGCTAATATGACAGATGTAGTAGCATCAGTTCCATCTAGTATGAGATATCAATTGTCTGACATGAAAAAAGTTATTGGTGAATTGACTCTGTGTATGTATGGTAAAATTACTAATAGTCTTTGTGGTAGTATTGAAGGAATATTAAATGGTTTATTCGATCCTGATAAGTTAAAGAAACAAGCAGAAGAAGATGCATTAAATCCCAATGCTAATCAAGATACATATCCTTCAGTTCCTGCTTGTGCAGCAGAAGATATGATGGGAGAAGTACTTTCAATACATAAGGATGCTATTAACGAGGCAAATAATAGTTTAATTGATAATATTAATAGTTTTCTAGATGATATTCAAAGTCAATTAGCAGGTGTCAGTGGTGCAATGGGTGATATTATGACAAAGATGGGTGGTATTAATGGTAGTATGACTTCTGCTTTAGGTTTTGCTAATATCAAATTAAATGTTTTTGGTTGTGAATTAAAACCTTCTGCATCAATGTCTGATTATTATACATTATGTACAGGAGGTGCAGGAGCTCCACAACAACAGTTGCCAAGTAATAAGGCAGTAGAGAATAGAGCAACTCAAACTGCAACGAATAATGTTCCACCAGAGACTAATTACTTAGAACCAACTAAAGGTCAAGAAGAGGTCGATTTAACAGTATCCGAAGCAGTTGCAGAGAATACTGCTCAAGAAACTGAGTTCAACATGTTTTAAAAATAATGTCAGAATTTAATCTCTTCGGACCCGCTACTAAAGATCAAATTAGAGTTGCTTATATCTCTACTGAGAGAGGATTGGTTGATAATGTAACTGTTTGTGAGGCAAATAGTTATGCACAATTAAATCCAGGTACTCAATTTATTTTTAGTAATAGAGAGTTTACCAAATATATGAATATTAATGGAGTTAATAAACTGACTCCTGATGACATGACACCAACGCAAGGGTGTGATGGTATTGAAATGACTAAGGAATGTGGTCCTCCTCAAGTATTCTTTTCTGGTGGAGATGGAATTGGTATTAAGGGAAATCCTATCATTGGACAAGATGGTTCAATAATGGCAATTGATTTAGTTTCTGGTGGATTTGGTTTTCAATCTCCACCTCATGTTGAAGTAAAGGATAATTGTGGAATTGGTGCAGGTGGTAATTTTAGAGCAGAATTGGGTGATATAGCCGAAACTGTAGAATATTATGATTTAGAAGAAGATTTTGAAGAGTATGAAATATGTAACGCTATTAGTGATATTACTGCATATGGTGATGTATATGGTAGAAGATTTGGAGTAAATGGTGAGGACTTGGGAGTGTGGGAACCCAAGATGTATGCAAACTTTGATAATGATCCTATACGTAAGGAGATTGTAAAGTATCAGCAGGTTCTTCAAGAAGGAACTAATCCTTTTTGGACTACTAGAAAGCAATCTCCATTATCTTTGACTGGTGAGAAAGGAACCACTAGAAGGGTATATAATGTTGATGCTCCTCGTGCATGGGGCGATTTCATGAATACTTATGCAGTATCACCTAAACCTAAATCAAATGCATCTGGTAGTGATTTTGCAGGTATACCCTATACCTTTGTATGGGAAGAAGAATTTCCTTATGATGGGGAGTATATTTTTAGAGCACAGTGTGATAATAAAGCAGAACTTTATTTTGATAATTTACCACTTTCTAATTTTAAAATAGGATTTGGTGGAGCTGCAGGACATACACTATCTGCTCCTGAATCAATTAAAAAAACTGTAAAAGCAGGTGTTCATCAGATCAGAGTTGATTTGTTGAATCTTCCTATTATGGAAACTATAATAGAACAGGAACCTGTTGCTACAGATGAATCAACAACTAAAACTGTAGTATATGTTGGGTTACATGGTGCAAATAAACCTATTAGAGTAACTGAAGATAAGAAAGGAATTGAATTAAAAGATGGTGATGGTGATGATACTAATTGTTCTTTGCGTATTAAGTCGGGAGATTTAAAATTTTCTGATGATGGTAAGAGTATTATAGGACCTGGCACTGCCACTATTGAAATGAATTGGAATGATAGACCTCGTACTGCTGGAGTTGCTGTTGAAAAGATTACCATAGCAGGTACGACATGGACTCAAGCAGGTCGTAGTGGTACTGAAACACATCTAGTTACCATAGATGCTCCACCTAAACCTGTAGTAAAGTCTACAAAATCTCAAGAGATGGAGATTAGTAAAGTTTTTAATACTATTGATTATATGAATAAGGCTAATAGGCCTCTTTGGAGAACTAATGTTATTAATAAGGGTGGATTTATAAATGAGTATGGAGTTTGTCCTTTTGATACTAGAGTTACTTTAGATGATAACCCTTATGCAGGAACTCATACTATTAGGTGGAATAATATTAAATTTCCTATTGATGGTAATTATGATATAGGAATACAAGTAGATGATAATGTTACTCTTCATATTGAAGACCCGACAAGAGGGACAAAAGAAACAATAAGAAAGATTGGATTTGCTGGTGATACTAATACAAGCACTGGAAAATCTAATTATGTAAGGAATTTTTTAAAGGGTACATATACAATCACTGCAGAATTAGAACAAATACCTGGTGGTAGATTTGGATTTGAACCTGGTGTTCCTGCGGGATTTTCTAAAATTATTTACAATGGATTACATCCAGCAAACAATCCAATTAGAGTTGTTAATGCTGGTAAGAAAATTGAATTAAAAGATGGACATGGTAATGATGCTAATGCAACTTTACAGATCACTTCTGGAAATGCTCTTTTTTCTGCTGATGGACAAAAATTAGAAGGTTCTGGTGAGGTTAGATTAGCATTCTCATGGAATGATAGAAGAACTGCTGGTCGTGCTATTAATAGTATTAGAATTGGAACTGCTACTTTTAAAAGAAGTGGTACTAGTGGTAATTCTTCTCATACTGTAATTGTAGGTAACGATTTAAAGGGTGTTAATCCTATGGCTTTAGCAGTTAATATAGAAACTGCTTTCACAGCAAAGCAGGTTATTTCTGCCAAATCTTGGAATGAAAATCCTATGGGGATTGCATTAACCATTGATTCACCTGATCCTCCTATACCACAAGAAAAGATACCAGAAGCACCTGGTAGATGTCCTAGAAATCCAATGTGGAGTACTAGACATCCAAATGCTGATCAAAAATGGTACCCTGTAAGAATTGAAGGTTGGAGTTCCTTTCTTAATCGTTATGCTATGTCTCCAGTTCCACCTAGAGCTGATGTAAGTAGTGATGCTGGAGGAACAGTATTTACAAGCACTTGGCAACAAGAAATTCCTTATAGTGGTTTCTATAAACTTAGAGCAGAAGTAGATGATATTTGTAGAATTTATGTTAATGGTGTAAAACAGATAGATCTTTCTAGAAGAGTAGATAAGATAAGAGGAGAAAAGAAATTCTTCATAGTTGGTGGAGACGATGTAACTGCGGAAATAAAAGTTGAAGTAGAGAATTATGATACTACAGTTTATGAAACCATAGATAAAAAGATTTTTAACACTGCTGATTGGGCAGTTACTAAAAAACAGATTATTGGTGGTGGATCTAATAGTGTAGATATACCCTATGTTGGATTACATCCTGCTAATAAACCTATTAGAGTAACTAGTGATGGTAAGAAAGTTGAACTGAAAGATGGTCATGGTGATGATGCTAATGCTTCCTTTACTATTACTAGTGGAGATGTAAAATTTTCTCCTGATGGTAAGAAGATAGAAGGTACTGGATCTGCTACTTTAGTATTGTCATGGAACGATAATCCAAGAACTGCAGGTGTTGCTATAGAAAGTATTACTCTTAGTGGTAAGACATGGACAAGAAGTGGAAGAAGTGGTAGCCAAACTCATGTTATTGATATGGGTGCTGCTTCTGTAGAAACTGCTGGATCTACTGCGGGTGGAACTTCTAAAGATGGTGTGAGTTATACTGGACCAGAATTAGCAACTTATACTAGTGGAGAGTTAGGTGCTGCATTAACTCCAAAATGGGATTTTACTGGTGATGCTAAGATTGATAATGAAAATTATCGTTCTAATTATATGGATAAGGCATGGACTTCGACATGGAGTAGTGTTGAGTTTCCTGAGGATGGACAATATCAGATTCAATGTATGGTTGATGATACATTAAGTATAAAATTAGATGGTGTTGAGATAGCAAAAACTTTTATAGGAGAAAATCTTATTCCAGGTCAAAATTATAGAGTATCTCCAGTAAAGACAGTAACCTTTAATGCTATTAAAGGAAAGAGAACCTTAAGTGCTACTTATACTAATATTCCAGGAAATCAAGGTAGTACTTTTTATACTAATCCTGTACATTTTTCTTTTAAAATTACAAGGAAAATAAATGTTGGTAGTGGAAATAGTAGATCATGGGTTGATAATCCCATTGGTATATCTGCTGTTCTTATTCCACCTCCATGTCCTAAGGTAGTATCTGGAAAGGGTACTGTTACTAAGGTTATAGTAGATGATCCTGGAAATGGATTCCCTAAACCTGATGGTGATGGTTATCCTGTGGGTCTTGGTTTATCTGCCATAAACATTACTGATTGTGGAATAAACTATGATTGTAGTAAAGATAGATTGGTGATTGAACCTAGTAATGGTGCGAGTGCATCATTAATATGTGATAATTTTGGTAGAATTTCTGATGTAATTGTTGATGAACCTGGTCTTGGTTTTACTGAATGGCCTTCGATAAGAATTGAAAGAGATCCTGGTGTTGGAGCTCCAGATGATCAACCAACTGGTGTTAACTTTGAGGCAGTTCCAGTTTTTGATATAATACGTGATCCTATTGTGGTAAATAGGGATAAGTTACTTCAAGTAACAGATTTAGTTGGTGTTAAACAAACTGGATATTATGAGGGAAGACCTTACTATGGTGCTGTTTTCTATAAAGATAATGTTCGTTATGCTGGTTGGTATGAAACTGTTGGAGAGTTAGTTCAGATCTATGATACTCTACAAGAGAGTATTGACGCTGAAGTTACTACACCTCAATCTGCGATCCTTAGACAGGGTAGTGATGTTTCTAGTAATGATCCTAAACTTAATATTCCAGGTACTCCTGAAAACTTAACTTAAAATTATGTCAAAAATTATAGATAGATTACCTAATAAAGAAGGCACTGGTACTACCAAGGGTAATTATACTGCCAGTGGAATGGGTAATGATAAGGGTTCTATTGGGTTTGGTCAGATCCATGAGAAAGGTGATGTGACTGCAGGTGTTATGCTTAGGACACCGAATGGAAAACATTTCATGGCAATGGATATTGATGGTGAGAGACCAGGATGGACTACCTTTGCTGGACCAGGAAATTTTAGTATTGAAGCAGGAGAGAAGAGAAATAAGATAGATTCTGTTATAATGATCAATGCAAAGAATGGGGATATACAAATCATTGCTACTGATGGTAATATAAGAATGGAAGCAAACAATATTGAATTGATTGCTAGAGGTGAGGGTGGAAGTGCTGGTAATATCACTTGTACTGCTACTGAAAGTTTTGTTGTTAAAGACACGAAGAAAATTTTATTAGATTCTTCTAAACTTTTTACTCTTTCAACTACAGATGAAGGTGAAATAGTTGCCAAAGGAACACTTAGCATTTATAGTAGTATAATTATGGGTGTGACTGATGCAGTTAGAAACAAAGGTGCAAAGAATACCAATCAAAAATATTGGGAGAAATGGAATGGTAATGTATTGCGAAGACGAGCAGATGCAGCTGCCGTCAATGATCAGTAATTAACGGAGGACAAATCAATGACAATGAATTTCGATGATGCGAACATAGGTGGACAACTTATAGTTGGGAGTGGAGTATGGCCTGCTATTAAAGCAGCATGGAAGAGAATTAATGGTTCTATGGGAGTAGAGGGCCCTGCTGTTATTGGAGATCAAGAATCTTTTGCAGAGAATGAGGCAACTTTAATGGTTGCAAGGACTACTAATACTGATGAGGATTGTGATCCTGCAGATAGATCTTTACATGTTAAAGGTAATACTTTTTTAGAAGGTGATGATGGAACTGCTGATGCTTTGGTAGTTCAAGGTGATCAAACTATCAATGAAGGGAATCTTCATAATACTAATTTTTTAGCATGTACAGGACAAGGGGTTGCTTTAACAAATAGTACAATTAACACTCAAGGATGGAAAGGATTTGATATTAAACACCCAACTAAAGAAAATTATAGATTGAGATATGTTTGTTTAGAAGGCCCTGAAGGTGGTGTATATTACAGAGGAAGAGTTACTAATAATACTATAATACAACTTCCAGATTATTGGAAAGATTTGGTAGATCCTACATCAATTACTGTAAGTTTGACTGCTATTGGAGCACATCAAGATCTTATTGTAAAAAGGGTAGAACCAACACAGATTCATTTACAATCTAAAAGTGGTATACCTATCAATGCTTTCTTCCATGTATTTGGTGCTCGTGCTGACGGTGAAAGACTTACTCCAGAATATGAAGGACAGACTCCACAAGATTATCCAGGAAAGAATGATCAGTATTCTATTGCTGGATATCACTATGATAGAAGGACATTGTAATAAACTTGACATTATCCTATAGATAGGATATAATAGCATGAGTATGATGAGTGCTTGGATGGACGAAGAGTATTTAATGAAATGTGTTGTTGATCCAGTTAAGAAAACATTTTATCTATATTCCAATGAAGGGGATACTAAGGAAGTAGTATGTGATAATACGGATCAGTTTATGAATGTGTTGAGTTTAGTACGGGAAACTTGTCCTGAGGGAAGACTATCTTATGCTAACCCACTGTAGGGTCTAAATATAGAAAATAGGCTTTAGTCCTATGAAATACCGAATTGATACCAGATATTGCTGGTATAATCACAAGACACAAATTGTTTTAATGTATTTCATCAATCAAGTTCCTTTTACTTTTGAAGACCTTCCTCTAATTGCCAAAGATGATCCTGAGATAGTTGAAATTGCAGATAATGAAAGATCTTATGAGACAGAAGATTTGTATAAGGCATATCAATATCTTATGGCAGAGCAATGTCACCCTTTAGAATTTGAGTTAGAATTAGAAAACGCTGATTTACTTCCTGTAGATTAATGAATATTAAATTGTGGTATTCAAAAAGTATGCAACAGTGGCGATGGACTTTGATGGATGATAATTTAGACCAAGCATCTGGTCAACAACCTGACCTTAGAGATGCTTTGGAAGAAATCGCCAAGATGGTGGAACGATTTCAGTTGAAGTAAATAATGCCTTTCCTTGGATGATAAATAATCCATAACAAGAACTATAATGCGAGTAAGATGGGTCTCTCCAGATTAGATAATTTTCTGAAGTCAGCAAGAGGAACAATCCTCTATGTTAATCCAAATGATTTGGATGCTACAGATAGTATCGAAAACCAAGGTAATTCACTTACCCGTCCGTTTAAGACTATTCAACGTGCTTTGATAGAGGCATCTAGATTTTCCTATCAGAAGGGGTTAGATAATGACCGCTTTGGTAAGACTACTATTTTACTATATCCTGGAGAACATTTAGTAGATAATAGACCTGGTTATATTCCTACCGCTTCCAATACTTTCTTGTTAAGGAATGGAACCACATCAAATGACCTTCCTGCATATGATTTAACAACTAATTTTGATCTAGAGACTGCTGATAATGAATTGTTTAAACTTAATAGTATATACGGTGGTGTTATAGTTCCCCGTGGTACTTCTATTGTTGGTTTAGACCTTAGAAAAACAAAGATAAGACCCAAATACGTTCCAAGTCCTACAAACGATAATATCGAGAGAACTGCACTTTTCAGAATTACTGGAGGATGCTATTTCTGGCAGTTCTCAATGTTTGATGCCAATCCAAATGGCAAGTGCTATATTGATTATACTTCAAACGAATTTGTTCCTAACTTCTCTCACCATAAGTTAACATGTTTTGAATATGCTGATGGTGTTAATGCGGTTAGTATTAACGATACATTTAACACGTATGCTACAAGTCGTACTGACTTGGATATGTACTATGAGAAGATTAGTCTTGTTTATGGACAATCTTCTGGTCGTGCAATTGAACCAGATTATCCATCTGCTGCAATTGATATTCAACCTAAGATTGATGAATATCGTATTGTTGGTTCAACTGGTGAATCTACAGGAATTACAAGTATTAGATCTGGTGATGGTGTAACTCCAAATACAAGTATTACTGTTAGTACTTCTACTAATATATCTGGATTAGATGTAGATACTCCATTCAGAGTCACTGGTATTACTGCTGCAGGATATAATGGACAATTTGTGGTTGCAGAAAGACCTGATAGTGATGTCAATTCTTGGCCTGATGTTGTATATTCTGTTCAGAATGCTCCAACTGCAGCTCTTCCTGCTGCTACTGGATCTACACTAACTCTTTCTTCTGATACTGTTACTTCTGCTTCTCCATACATCTTTAACTGCTCATTAAGATCAGTCTATGGTATGTGTGGTATGACTGCTGATGGTGCAAAGGCAACTGGATTTAAGTCAATGGTCGTTGCTCAGTTTACGGGTATCGGTCTACAGAAAGATGATAATGCATTTGTTGTATATAATACAGATTCTCCTCCAACTGGTACATGGGATGATAATACCGTTGCAGGTAATGAGAGTTTAAGTACTAATTCTAATGCAATAACAAAACCATCTTATAGAAACTATCATGTTAAAGTAATTAACAAATCAGTTATTCAGGCAGTTTCTGTTTTTGCTATTGGATACTCAGAGCATTTTATAACTGAGAGTGGTGGTGATATATCTCTTACTAACTCTAACTCAAACTTTGGTGCCAAAGCATTGGTATCAATGGGATTTAGAGATGATTCATATACTCAAGATGATTATGGTTATATTACTCATATTATTCCACCAAAAGAACTTCCTCTTACAGAAACTTCTGTAGAATTTGAAGCAATTGATGTAGGTTGGACTGTTGGTGTTGGTTCTACAGCTCATCTTTATCTTTATGGACAGAGTAATGCTGATGCACCTCCAGAAAATGTATTAGAAGGATATAGAGTTGGTGCAAAGGCAGAAGATAAATTAAATGTTCTTATATCTTATGCTGGTACTGTAACTGAATATAATGCTCGCATAGTAATGCCTGATTCTGAATTCAGTGCAGAGAAGACTTCTACTGTTAAGAGAAGTATTGCTGGTATTAATAGTATTGGATCACGTAGTGATGGTAGTGTTGATAATGTTATAACCTTCACTGGAGATCATAGTTTCCTTTCAGGAGAATCAGTTCGTGTTATTGGTGATACAGGACAACTTCCTGATGGATTAGATGCAAATTCACTATATTATGCTATTCCTGTTAGTGGATATGGATCCAATCTTAAACTTGCTAAGACTAAGAACGAAGCAATCAATGGTACTGCTTTAACAATTAATAATAAAGGTGGAGTTCTTAAAGTTGTTAGTAGAGTAGCAGATAAGAATTCTGGTGATATTGGACACCCAATTCAATATGATGTTACTAGAAGTAATTGGTATATTAATGTTGCTAGTGCTTCTTCTGGTAGTCCTGCCACTGATAATACTATCTTCTCTATTGATAGTGGACGTGGTGGTGTAGTTGGACTTGGATCTACAGCTCTTGGAGATGCAACATCTAGAACCTTTATCAGAAGAAAGAGTGATAATAGAAATTCTCTTGATACCATTTATCGTGCAAGATATGTAATCCCACAGGATAATGGTGGAGTAATTGCAAGACCTCCTTCTGATGGATATATTATTCAGGAGTCTAATACTTCTATTGGATCAACCGATGGAGAGATTGCAACTTACTTTGGAAGTGGATCTTTAGGTAATGAGAATCAGCAACGTAACTTTAGATTTATTGCTGATGCACGTTGGGATGGGGATAATGTTTATGTAACAACAGAACTTCCTCATGATCTTACTCAAGGATCACAAGTTGAGATTAATAATGTTACAAGTACTGTAAACCTAACAGGTATTGCTAATTCATCTTATAACCAGAAATTTACTGTTACAGGTATTTCTAGTGCAAAAACATTTGTAGTTGGATTAACAACTGATCCTGGAACCTTTAGTAATGATACTAGTTCTAGAACTACTTCTCTTCCATACTTTAAAAAGAAACAATTTAGTAATACATACTATTCTTATAGAAGTGAAGAATCTCAGAAGTATGTTCCTGGAGATCAAGATGGTGTTTACTACTTAACATTAATAAATGCTTCTAATTCTCCAACAACTGCTCCATTTACTAACGAGAAATTCTCTCAACCAATAACAGAATTATATCCACAAACTCAAAGAGATAATCCTACTTCTGATCCAGCTGCAGCAGAGTGTTTTGCTAATAATAAGATAATTGGTGAAGTTACTATTAATGATCCTAAGAATAGTATTACTAAGGAAACATTAAACAAATGGAATATTGATAATGTTATTGGTGTTGGTATTACTAATATCACATCAGCAACAGGACTTGCTCATACTATTACAACTGTAATTGATCATGGATTAAATCGTATCACTCAAGTAAGTATTGCTAATAGTGGTGCTGGTTATGGATCTGGTACATCTGGAGACATTTATAATGCACGTTTAGTTTCTATTGGTTCTTCTATTACTGGTAAGAATGCAACTGCTAAATTAACCGTAGATGGTGCAGGTGGAATAACTGCTGTTAAGATCATGGATGGTGGTAGTGCCTATGGTATAGGTAATACTATGAATGTCGTTGGTGTAGGAACAACAACTGGATTCTCTCAGGCAGTATTACAAGTTACTGGTATTTACAATAATGTTAATGATGTAATTAGAATTTCTGGAGTAACCTCTGAATCCTTTGCTGGATATAATGACCTGTATAGAATCACAGGTATTGGAACAGTCGGGGTAGGTACGGATAATGCTAGAACTATTAATGTTGCATCTGCATCTACAATTACTGGATTTACAACATCTGGTGTTGCTGCACAGTGTACTAATGCATTCTTATATCAAACTGGTCAATGTAATCCAGTTAGTGCTTTAGCATATGATTATACTTCTGGTATTGCAACTATAACAACTTTAGAATCTCATGGATTTGGAGTTGATAAGAAAATTAGAGTAGTTGGTGCTGCTCAGACACAATATAATGGTAGTTTCGTAGTTACTAAGAATATTAGTTTGACTAAATTTGCAGTCAACATGGGAACTGGTACTACAGAACCAACTGCATCAGGCACTATTAAGGTATTCCATGAAGGATTTGGTTCCAATGATGGTGTCATTACTGAAAATAGTGAGAATTTAAGTGGTAGAATGGAATCAGTTTATGCTGGTATTACTACTACACTTTCTGCTGATATTTTAAATGCAACTACTGATGAGATTAATTTAAATAATATTAGTAATTGGAATATTAATATTGGTGATTATCTTACAATTGATGATGAAATTGTAAGAGTTAAGACTACAACTAATGGTGGAGCAGCTCCTACTGGTTCATCTAATCCACTATATGTTTTCCGTGGTGTTTTAGGAACTAGAGCAGTAGCACATGATGTTTCTAGTGTGATTAGAAAAGTTTATATTAATCCAATTGAACTTAGAAGACACTCTCTTATTCGTGCTTCTGGTCATACCTTTGAGTATGTTGGATTTGGTCCTGGTAACTACTCCACTGCATTCCCATCGAAGCAGAATAGAGAGATTACATTCACTGAGGAATTACTAGCACAGTCTACTAAACAGTCTGGTGGTGTTAACTTCTACACTGGTATGAATGATCAGGGTACATCCTTTGCAGGTAATAAGAAGTTAAGCACTCTTACTGGTAAGGAAGAGATCTTTGATACTCCAGTACAAACTGTAACTGGTGAGGACATTTCTCAGATTCCTGGACTTAATGTTAGTGATGTAACTGAAATTAATATAAGTCGTTCACTTAAAGTGGAAGGTGGATCTGACAACAAGGTTATTTCTGAATTTAGTGGCCCTGTAGTTATTAACAATAAGGTTACTTCAAATAATGTTGAAACAAATAACATCTTCTTACAAGGTGATGCAACAGTTTCTAGAAAATATACTGTTGGTATTTCAACCCCTTCTCTTGCAGGTAACCCTGGTGATATTGTTTACTCTGCTAACCCTAATGAAGGTGGATATGTTGGTTGGGTCTATGCTGTAGAAAATGATTGGCGTAGGTTTGGTAATGTAAGTCTTAATAAAAATAATGATATCTATACCTTTGAACAGGTGGGTATCGGAACCACAACACCTGGATCAAATACATTCCAAGTCGGAATGGCATCATCTATCTTTGTTATTCAAGGTGATGGTGGTGTTGGTATTGGAACTGATGATGCTGCTGATTTTGCCTTACAGGTATACGGTAGTACGAATATTGTAGGAACATGTACTGCAACCAAGTTTGTTGGTGATGGTTCAGACCTATCAAACTTAAGTGTTGCCAATGCTGGATGGACTAATGCAAGGAGTGGTACGGGTGTTACCTTTACATATAACACTTCCTTTGAAGCAAAAGGTCTGGTTGGTATAGGTACTTCACTTCCAACAGTTACCTTGGAAGCAGGTCATGTAGGAATGGGATCAACATCCTTAATCACACATGGTATTACTGATCTTAAGGGACAGTCAAAACTTAACCTAGTTAATGTTTCTGGTATTATTACTGCATCCTCGTTCGATTTACAGAGTTCTTCTGGTGATATCACTGCAGGAATTGTTACTACAACTAATTTGAATGTTGGAACTTCTAGCACAACATTAACTACCAGTTCTAATGCAATTGGTATTGGTACTGCTACGATTAGAGCTGGTGCTAAGTTAGATATTGAAGGTCATGCAAGATTTAAGACTTACTCTGAAAATTCTTATGCAACATCAAGTAGTTCTAATGTCATAACAATTGACCTTGCTACTGCACAGACATTTACATTTACTACTAGTGAAGCAGTAAATCAATTTACTCTATTAAATATCCCTGATGGATCCACATCATTTACAGTTAAGATTCTACAAGGATCTACTGCTTATGGTGTTGGTATAGATACCTTTAAGAACTCATCGGGATCTGCAATTCCAGTCTACTGGCCTGGAGGAACTATTCCTTATGTAACTAGGACTGCTGCTAAGACTGATATATACTCCTTTAAAATATTTGATGGTGGTAGTGCGACAAGTGCAGGTATGTACGGTGTTGTTGGAGGGCAGAATTACTCCTAATGGAAAGTCAAATTTTTAGGGACATAAGTACAGAATTGGACCTTAATGGTCCTTATCTGACATTTTCTACCCAACCCTCAGATCAAAGTGCAGATACTGGAGATTCAATTTCTTATACAGGAATTGCTACTAATTCTTATGGAATCAGTGGTACTCCAGAAAATATTGGTACAGTAACTTATCAGTGGTATGAGACTGGAGTAGGTGCTTTAAGCAATGGTGGAGTAATAAGTGGTGCTACTACAAATACTTTAACATTTTCTTCTGTTACTGGTGGAACAGATGATAATAGGACATTTTATTTGCAAGCAGAATTTACTCCTGCAGTAGTAGATTATGAATCTGGTCATGCTATTGAAGATCCAGCAACTTCAAATACTGTGGGTATGACAATTACTCCTGATATTGAAATTGTTGCTCAACCAGTAAGTGCTCAATCATCTACTAATGTAGAACAAACATTTACAGTAGATGCTAAATTAACCAGTGGAAGTAGAACAGGATTATCATATCAATGGTATGTTGATGGTGTTGCAGAAACAAATAGAACTAAAGAAGTAACGATTAGTGGAAGTACAACATCTTCAAGTCCATTTAGTTATGCAACATCATCTGATGCAAGTTATTCTATTCCTCCAGCTGCAACTGATGTAAAGGTTACTCTTGCAGCTGGATCAGGTGGAAAGGGTGGTGAGGATGCTCCTTGGAATGGAACAGGTGGTGTAGGAAGAGGGGGAAGAGTTGGTGATTTTACTTTGAGTGCTCCTAGTGTTAAAGGAAATACATTAAACTTTAGAATTGGTGGAAAGGGAGGAGATGGAAGTCATGGACAAGCTCTGGGTTCTGTTGGACCTGCAGGAACAATAAGTGGAACTTCTGGTAATGCTGATGTAGATATACAATTTGATGTTAGAGATAATGCAGGTGCTAGTAATTGGATCACCATTGGTGGTGTAGAGTTTAATGGACAATCTAATTATTCAGTACATAAAACGTTTCAAAGTGGTAAATCTTATAATGTCACTGCAAGATCAAGTTGTGGTGGAGCATGGCTTCGAGTTGGTCCTCCATCTAGAATAAATTTAGATGATTGTAAACCAGGTGGTGATAATGATTATAATGACCAACAAATAACAGCATCTAGGGGTACTTTTAGTAATGCAAATGGAAGTAGTGCTACTTATACTATAGGTGGTGTTACTGCTCCTGGTGGTGCAGGAAGTGGTACTAGAGGTGGTAAAGCTGGTTCTAGGGGTGGATCAGGAGGAGGAGGCGGTGGTGGTGCTGCTAGTGCTCTACAATTTTCTAATGGTACTAATATTTTAGTCGCTGGAGGCGGTGGAGGTGGAGGCGGTGGATCTAATGGGGTGACTTCACCAAATGCTACTCCTTATGGTCCTAGTCATCCTGGTGTAGGTGCTTTCTTTTTAACCTCACCTTCAACAATGTCTTCTGGTACACTAGCACCAACAACCGATCATCCAGACAGTAATGATGGTGGTGGTGGAGGAGGAGGCGGTGGTGGAGCACCTGGTGGATCTGCTGGTATTAGAGGAAATGATGGACAAAGTGGTGGAACTACTGGATGGGGTGGAGGATCTTATTATGATAGTTCTACTTCAACTCTTGTTCGTCAATATGAAAATAGTGGAAATGGATATGGAACTCTTTCTTATAATACTACCACTACAGAAACAACAACAGAAGTAAGAAAAACAGTTATTTCTGGTGTTAATACTCCTACCCTTACACTTAAATCCGATTGGAATGGTACTCAGACAGTTAAATGTAGAGTTTCTCATGGAAGTGTTACTAATTCTCCAGTAGATAGTGATACAGTTACATTTGCAATGGTTCCTGGATTGGGGTCTCAAAATCTTATAGTTGAATCAATTGATAATACTTCTACTGCACAGGTTAATACAATTGATCTTTCTAATGGTGATTATACAATTGATACATCATCTAATTGGGCAAATCAAGCTGGACAATCAAATGTAGTGAGTCTTTATGCACCTAATCAAGATCTTAAAATTCAAATGGATCTTTATGGTGGAAAGGGAAGAGGCAACGTTGCAAATCCAGGAGGCGAAGGAGGATATTCAAGAATTGAATTTACAATGGAACAAAATCAAGAATATGTAATTGCTGGTCTTTCAACTTATATTAATGCACCTTTTGTTTATGCTGGTTCTACATTAATAGCAGTTGTTGGTGGTGGAGGAGATGGTGGTAAGCCTGGTACTGGTGGACCAGGTGGTGGTGTAAATATAAGTGGTGAGTCTGGATTTGGATTAGAAGGTAGTCAACCTGGTGGTAAGGTTGTTCCTTTGGGTACAAATGGTAAATTTGGATCTAATTTTAGAGCACCTTTCTTATATCCTGGAGATACTCAAGCAAATGTCGGTGCCGAATATGATCCTCGTATTATTGGAAATGAAGGTGGACAAACTATTTTAAACCCTAAAGGAATTTATTGGAATCAACAAGGAAAATCTCCATCTGAAAGTTTAGGAACAACTCAATTCCGTCTGGGAAATGGTACTATAGTTTCTAATACTGCATCTATCACAAGAGGATATAAAGCAGGGTATAATATTATTCAAACTGCAGGTAAACGAAGTGCATCGCCTGATGGATTTGATTTTGGTTGGGGAAGAAGTGGTAGTGGTGCTACTGGTGGAACTGGTGGAACAGGTAATAATTCAAGAGGAGGAAGTGCTGGTGGAGGTTCTGGATATGCTAACACTAATGTTGTGACTGTTAAAGATGCACGTGTTGGTGGAAGCACAGAGAATGCTAAAGTAATTGTCAGAGTTGTAGTTTGATAAATAGATAAAGATTAAACTTTCGAGGGGATAGTGAACCCGAATGGCAGTAAATAAGAATTTTGTAGTAAAAAATGGCCTAGAGGTCAACGAGAATTTAATTGTCGCCAATGCAACGGATAGCTTCGTTGGCGTAGGAACCTCAACACCAAATAATACCCTCCATGTTTTTGGTGGAATTGGAGCAACTGATGCTCGTGTAACAGGTATATCGAGTTTTATTCAAAGCATTTATGTTGGTACATCAGGAACTACCTTTGCTGTTGTAGATACAGAGTCTGGTGGAGGTGGAACTAATCCTGCAGTAGGTATAGGAACAGATCTTCCAGCCTATATGCTGGATATTAGATCTGCTGTAAGTACTGGACAGACAGCATTATATGTTCAAGGTGATGCAAGGATAACTGGTGATTTAATTGCTGATGATATCGTTCTTGATCAAGCAAATTTCACTAATATTGATGTAGCAGGATTTACTACTACAAGGGAACTTGTGGTGGGTTATGGTGCATCTATAGCAGGTATTACAACGATTGGTGCTCTTACTCGTGCATCTGCTGGATCAGGTGGAACTAGTTTTACCTTTAATGCTGCTCCTGGACTTTCAACTAACCTTACTGTTATAGGTGATAGTTATTTTGAAGGTCGTTTAAAGATTAAGGAGGATCTAGATGTTGATACTAATTTATTCATTGTTGGTATTCTTACCTCACAGAGTATTCATGTAGGTTCTGCATTCACAGTGGCAGGTATTTCTACCTTCATGAGTGATGTAAATGTTGGTGGTAAGGTACAGACAGGTTTAGAAATTGCTGGTGTTACTACAACTGCATCCTCTGGTGGTATTACTACTACTGGGGGAGATTTATATGTTGGTGGTAATATCTTTATTAATGATGGTGTTACAGTAGAAAGTGATCTTAATATCTTAGGTATTGCTACTGTTGGAGTTCTAAGTGCTAGAGATGCAGTCGTTTCTGGTGGATCTACAGTCAATGGTAATGTAACTATTGGTGGTACAACTGCTGGTATTGGATCGATCTATCTTCCAGATGATTCAAGATTATCATTCGGAACTGGTACTGGAGATTTACAACTATATCACGATGGATCGAACTCATACATTCGAGATTTAGGTACAGGTAATCTTTATATTAATGGAAGTAGCGTTCAACTTAACAATAGTACTCAAACAGAAAATATGCTAACTGCTTTTGAAAATGGAGCAGTCAGCCTGTATTATGATAACACTAAGCGTTTTGAAACTAGCCCAACGGGAGCTGTTGTTACTGGTATCTTAACTGCTAGTGGAATTGGTAGTTTTGGAAGTAGTGTTAATGTTGTTGGTGCTCAATTTGTTGGTGGTAATTTAACTGTTGGTGGTGATCTTAATGTTACTGGTGATATTTCTTATGATGAGGTAACAGGTAGAAACCTTAATATTACTGGTATTGCTACAATTGCTAATCTTGGTGTTACTAGCACTACAACTACTACTGATTTATCTGTAGGTGCAGCTGCAACTGTGGGTGGTAGATTAACTGCTCAAGATGTTTTAGTTGGTAATGCTTCTACTATTACAGGAAGACTTACTGCTCAAGATGTTTTAGTTAGTGGTGGTGCTACTATTACATCAGATTTGACTGTAAGTGGTGACCTTAATGTCACTGGTGATATTACATATGATGAAGTAAGTGGTAGAAACCTTAACATCACTGGTATTGCTACTATCCATACATTGGGTGTAACAAGTACTACAACTACTACAGATTTAGCTGTAGGTGCTGCTGCTACAGTTAGTGGTGGATTAACTGCTCAAGATGTTTTAGTTGGTAATGCTTCTACTATTACTGGTGTTCTTAAAGTCAGTGCTACAACAGAATCTACTACTAAAGATACTGGTGCTGTTATAATAGAAGGTGGTGTTGGTATTGAGAAGAATTTAAATCTTGGTACTACCATCAAGATGGATTCCACTGCTGGTGTTATCACTGCTACTAAATTTAGTGGTGTTGGTGAAGTAATCGGCATTGGATCTGAAGGTACTCCTATTGGTACTGGTGTTAGTTTCATTGATTTCAGAACTACAAATGGTACAGGAGTCAGTTGTCAACCTGCGGTTAATGGAATCGCTACTGTTACATTTACTCCAGGTGCTTCACTTGGAATGGTACTCGCACTTGGCGGGTAACCTTTACTAAATATTCATACGATCTTAAAGAACAATGGCAGAATCATTTACTAATTCACTTGGCAGAGCAGTTGGAGTGGTGACAAGTACCTCTACTGGTGCTATCGGAATCACAACTAATATGATCACTGGGATTTCGACAGTTGGACTTGCTGTTAGTTCCTTTGTAGATAACCAACACTTTATTGCAGGTACAAAAGTTTCTTCAATCGGAGTTTCTTCTGCAATTTGTGATCGAGATTCATCTAATACTGCTTCTGCATCTTCTCAAAGTATTAAATTCTTAGGAGTAACAACTTCTTATACATCCACTGCAGGAGAAAAGGCAATTCTTATTGGTGGAACATTTGCCAATAATACAAATAATAGTGTAAACTTAACAGTATCAACTTATGATGCAAGTGCTGGTGTAGAAGCACAAATAGCAAGTAAGATTCCTGTTCCTTATGGAAGTTCATTTGTTATTGCTGATACTGGTAAAACACTATTGGAAGGTTTAGATGAGGTTAGGGTTTATTGTGATACTGCAAATGCAATTGATGTAAACCTTAGTATACTTAAAGGGGTTAGCTAAAGATGGCGGATAAGACTGGTTATATAGGGAGGAATCCTGGAGATTCGTCAGTAAAAGTCGCTAGACAGACTTTTACTCCTACTACTTCAACTACAGATTTTACGTTTGCGGCAGGATATACTGTTGGTTATCTTGATTTATTTTATAATGGTTCAAAATTAATTGAAGGAACGGATTATAATGCTAATAATGGTACAACCATTAGTATGCTTGTTGATGCCATAGATGGAGATGTTTTAGAAGCAGTTGCATATAAAGCATTTAACGTTGGAGATGCTGCAGCATCATCAACTGGAAACTTTACGGTTGGTAATGATTTAACTGTTACTAATGATGCTGCAATAAGTCAAAATCTTAATGTAACTGGTGTTACTACTACTGGGTTAGGACTAAATGTAAGTGCTGGTGGTGCTAATATATCTGGTGTTGTAACTGCTACCAGTTATAAAGGTGATGGATCTGCATTAACTGGTATTGCTGCTACAGATACGATTGCAGCAGCAAGTTTAACTGTATCAGGTATTACTACATTAACTGGAGTAGTTAAAGGTCTTAGTGATGTAAGAATAACTGGTAATATTAATGCTGGTATTGCTACATTTTCAGGTGATGTTAAAGTTGGTGCTAGTGCAACAACATTGTTTGCTGATATTAGTCACGGTAGAATTGGTATTGGAACTGATAGCCCAGAAAGAACTTTACAATTGGGTCAAATTCAGAGTGGAGCTCCTGCATCCGCCAATCCACCTACTCTTAGTTTAGGAAGTGGTTATAGTTCTGTTGCTAATGCTAATCCTAAATTATACATTTGGGATAGAAAAAGCGACAATAGTTATATGGCATTGGGTGTATCCGATAATCAACTTGATTATATGGTGGAGCAGTCTAACTATAGTCATAACTTTTATGTTGCTTCTACTAAAAGACTTCAAGTTAATAATAGTGGAGTTATCGTAACTGGTGTTGCAACTGCAACATCATTCAAAGGTGATGGATCTGCATTAACAGGAGTTGGTGGTGATACTGACATCACTTCCTGTTTATTCATTTAATAAATAACTAAACCAAGTAAAAAATCATGGCACTTAAGAAGACAAAATTAGTAAATCTACAGACAGTTACTGGAGTTAGTACTGTTGGTATATTTACTGCTGGAATGAACAGCACTCCTGTTGGTGTTGCTTCGACATCTTATGTAAAAAGTGTCATCTTCCACAACACTGGGTTAGGTACAGCGAGATGTTCCTTGTTTGTTTACCCTAATACATTATCTGCAGAACGTGCTCCTGCTACTAGTGCTGGTTCTGTTGGGGTTGGTAGTACAGCATTTAGAATATTTCAAGTTGATGCAGCTCCTGCGGAAACGGTATTTTTTGAATCAAACTATCCTATAGTGCTGACACCTTATAATGCATTGGCAGTTGAGGTAAATGCTGCAACATCTGGGGCAGGAATTGGATCTGCGGTTAATGTCCAAGTCAATGGCGATTGTGAACTTTAAGGAGGTATAGTAAAATGGGAGTTAAATCACAAGGTATTACTGGACCAGGAGGTAATTATATTAGTAGTACTTTTAGGGATATTTTTGGAAGAACTAAAGAATCTTTAGCAGAAAGACCAGTAAATTTACCACCTTCTGGAATAACTGCAACAGGTGGAGTAATACAAGATGTACAAGATCCTTCAGGTAAATATTATAGAAGTCATATTTTTACAGCAACAGGATCTCTCGTAGTTAGTGATGCAAGTACTGAGGGTTCTATAACTGCTGCATCCGATTTTCTTGTAGTAGGTGGTGGAGGTGCTGGTGGACAAGGAAATAGTCATGGTTCTGCAGGAGGTGGTGCAGGTGGATTTAGGACTAGTATGCCTACTGAGAGTCCTGGTGGTCCTGGCACATCATCTGAAACTGCAATAACACTAACAGCTACTACATATCCAGTTATAGTAGGTGCTGGTGGTGCTGCACAAGCAGAGTCTGCTTCACCTGGTGCTGTAGGAGGTTATAGTCAATTTATGGCTCCTACTCAAACTGGGTTTATAAGATCTGAAGGTGGAGGTGCTGGTTCTGGTTATGGTTCTGGTGCTCCTAATAATAACAAGAAAAATGGTGGTTCTGGTGGAGGTGCTGATGGTCAGACTTCATCTGATCCAGGTGGTAATGGTAGTTATGAGGCTGGAACTGGTACTCCATCACCAATAACACAAGGATATCCTGGTGGTAATTCAGCTGTTGGAGGTCCTAATTATGGTGGTGGTGGAGGCGGTGGTGCAGGTGCTGCAGGAGGTGCTCCTGCAACAACTCCTACAATGCCAGCACCTCAGGCAAAAGCGGGTGCTGGTGGTGATGGAAAATTATCAACTATAATTGGTTCCCCTCCTACTATTAATTCTGGTACTGGTTGGTATTTCGCTGGTGGTGGCGGTGGTAATGGATATCGTGGTCCTGGAACTCCTGCTGATAATCAAGATGGAGAAGGTGCTGGAAACGGTGGTAATGGTGGTGGCGGTGGTGGTGAAACTGAGACTCCTTGGGGAGGTGGACCTCCTACTTCAGGAAGTGGAGTTGGTACTGGTGGAGTAGGTTTTAATCCAGGAGCAGATGGAAATAGTGATGCTCCTCCTGCTGGTGTTCCATCTGCTGTTGCTGGTGCTATGGGTGGTACTGGTGGACAAAACACTGGCGGTGGAGGCGGTGGTGGAACTACTGATACTTTCCCTTCCCAAAGTTCACCAGCATTGTTTAGTCCTACTGGATTCAGAAGTAAGGGTTCTTCTGGTGCTGGTGGTAGTGGAATCGTAGTCGTTAGATATGAAATAGGTGCTACACAAACATCAATTACGAGTGCAAAAGCAACTGGTGGTGCGGTAAGTTTTTATAATAGTAAAACAATTCATACTTTTGCGGGTTCTGGTACATTTGTCTTACCAGGATCCTTCAGTGAAACCATAGAATACTTCGTTGTTGGCGGTGGCGGCGGTGGAGGTAGTGACCGTGCAGGTGGTGGAGGTGCTGGTGCTTTAAAGACAGGTACTGTTTCTGCTTCTGGACCTGCTAATGTTGTTGTTACTATTGGTGGAGGAGGAAATAGTGGTTCTAATAATCAACCTGGTTTTAATGGTAATACTACTACACTCACACTTCCCAGTGCAATAACTGCTCCTGGCGGTGGTGGAGGTGGTGGTGCTTCTGGAAATGGTCCTGGTGGACCTCCACAATCAGGATATGGTTATGGATTGCCTGGTGCTTCTGGTGGTGGTGCTTCTAGATATAACCCAGTGCAATCAGGATTAAGTCCTAATAATGCAGCTGCTAGTGATCCATCAGGAAATGTAGGTGGTAAAGGATATAACTCTGGTCCATCTGATCCTAATGGTGATGCTGGTGATGCTGGTGGTGGAGGAGGTGGAACTGGCGGTGCTGGTGCTAATGGTGCTGATGGTGCTCTTGGTGGTCTCGGTGGTGCTGGAACTGCAATCCCATCTACTTTCCAAAATCCTATATCTCCTTATGGTTCTCATGCAACAACTGCAGATACTCCAGGATGGTATTTCGCTGGTGGTGGCGGTGGTGCTGCTTGGGGAGGCCCTCCTGGTATGGGTACTCCTGGAACTGGTGGTCTTGGTAAAGCAGGTGGTGGTAAAGGTGGACAAGCAGGACCAGGAACTCCTAATATGAATGCACAAGCAACTTCTGGTAGATCTGCTAGTGGTTCTGGTGGTGGAGGCGGTGGTGGACACCCAGGTGACAACTTTACATCAGGTAGAGGCGGATCTGGTATTGTTGTTATAGCATACCCAACCTAAGGATTATTATCCTAAATAACTAAAAAATTACCTTAGATATAAAGATGGCTCATTTTGCAAAATTAGATGGAAACAATCTTGTTACTCAAGTTATTGTTGTGAGTAACAATGATACATCAGATGGTGACGGCAAAGAATATGAATCAATTGGTATTGCCCATTGTCAAAAAGTATTTGGCGGTGACACTGTATGGAAACAAACCTCATATAATGCTTATGAAGGTTTAGGTTACAGAGGTAACTATGCAGGTATAGGAATGACATTCATGAGTGATGTTACTACTTTGGGAGTTGCAAAAACAGATGTTTTTATTGATAACCAACCACATCTTTCATGGACAGTTGGAGTTAATACTGCAACATGGTATCCTCCTGCTAACCCAGGATCTGCTCCTGCATTAACTGATGCAGAGAAAAATGCAATGAAGTATTATGCATGGAATGAAAGTAATTATCAATCAAACCCATCAACTGCATGGGTTCTAACTGATCCATAAATAACTAAAAAGTAACTATAAAATGTCACAGGTTAATGTAGATAGAATTAAAAGCCGTGCGGGGACAGGTTCTCCTACTTTTACCAATGGTTTAGTTTGTAGTGGAGTAGGAACCTTTTCTAGTCAGGTTTCTATTGCTGGTACTTTGACATATGAAGACGTAACCAATGTAGATTCGGTTGGTATTGTTACTGGTAGATTAGGATTAAGAGCGAGTGGTGGTGGTTTAGATGTAGTAGGAGTATCTACTCTAACTGCTGCCCAAGCAGATGTTGCAACATTTACATCAAATCAATCTGCTTCAGTAGTATATGTTAAAGATAGTGATGGAGATGGTATTCTTATCAGTGGAAGTTCTTTATATGGTCATAGAATTTATACAACTACCACAGAGGATTTATTATTAGGAACTAATACCACAGAAAGAGTTCGCATTACATCAGCAGGTAGAGTTGGTATCGGAACTGATAATGTTGATTCAAGATTAGAAGTAGTTGATACGAGTGGTCTTGGTATTATTTCACGATCTGCAGCAACACAAGCAACTGATAGTAACAAAGGACTTAAGGTAAGAAATAATAGTACAACAGATACTTTCAATGTAAGTTACAAAGGACAAGGTTACTTTGCAGGTAATGTTGGTATCAAAACTGATTCTCCAGCAGTAGATCTCCATGTACAAGATGGAAGTGGAACCATAAGAGTTGAATCCACATCTGATGCTACTTCTGCGAGAATAGAAATTCTTGGAAAAAATAATTCATATGCTGGATTGCATATGGGAGATACTGATGATGTAGATGTAGGTGGTTTGAGGTATTACAACACTGATAATTTTTTACAAATCAGAACTAACGCAAGTGAAAGAGTTCGCATTACATCAACGGGTGGATTAACTCTTAGTAATGGAGAATTAATAGAGAAATGTCATATACAATCATCACCAGCATGGAGTTCTAATGGTGCTGTTGATTTGGATAATGGAGTAGTTCAGTATAATACAACA